AAAAAAAAAATTAATAAAATATATTCTTATTGTAATAGTTTCATTTTCATTTTTTTGTAAAAAAAAAAATTTTTTTTTTACGTTTTTTGATCATTTTTGAAAATCGCATTTTTTTGCAAAAATTAAAAATGGATAACAAATGGATAACCGAAAAAAAAGTACCACTTGCTCGTTTTTTTTTATTATTATTCAAATAACAAATATACAATTATTTTTTTGTTTATTGTTAGCACTCAGTAACAATTGCTCGTTTTGGATAACACTATTCCTAAGGGAAAAAAGGAGCAAAACGAGCAAAAAATTCAAAAAAAAAGTTATCCATTTGGATAACTTTGGATAACTTTGGATAACTTTTTAAAAAAAAATTTTTTTGTGTATTAATAATATTATTATTTAAATAACATTTTTGTATTAAAAAAATGCATTTTTGACAGCATAAAAAAAATACCGAGCAGAATGAGCAAAACGAGCACGTTTTTCATTCTATATTTAGAAATTAAATTTGCTCGATAAGGATAACTTTGGATAATTTTTGGATAACTATGAAAAATATCAAATATTTAATTATTTTATTGACATTATAAATAATATAAAATATAAATATACATAAAAAATTTATCACATTATATATTAATAATGAGCAAAAAATATACAAAACGAGCAAGTTATACTTGTGAGTTATGTAATTACAACACAACAAGAAAATCAAATTATGAGAGACATTTAAATTCTGTAAAACATAATAAATATAAAATGGGTGAAATTAAATGTTATTCCAAAAATCAAAAAATAATTTCTCAGATTACAGATGTTAATAAACAGAATATAGATAATAAGAATCTGTTTATCTGTTTATGTGGTCGTTCATATCGTTTTAAATCTGGTTTATCAAAACACAAAAAAAAATGCGATTTTAAATATGATAGTAGTAATATCACTGATAAACTATTATGTGATATTATTGAACAAAATAAAGCATTACAAGAATATATATCAAATAATATGAAGGATGGGTATGTTATTAATAATACTATTAATAATACAATAAATAATACAACAATACATAATAAATATACAAATCAAGTTAATTTGCATATATTTTTAAATGAAACATGTAAAGATGCAATGAATATTAAAGATTTTGTTGAATCCATACATTATAAAGGGCGTTCATTGGATGAACTTAAAAATGAAAATCAAACTATATCTCTTAGTAAAATGATTGTATCTAATCTAAATGGACTTGATATAACAAAAAGACCAATACATTGTACTGATATAAACAAAAAAACACTCTTTATAAAGGATGATAATTTATGGGCTGAAGATAATGAACGTTCAAAAATTAAAAATGTAATTGATAATATATCAAAAAAACAAAATTTAATGGATATTCAAAGTATAAATAATACATTTGGTGATAATAAATCATCAAATGAATATATAAATTTAACCAAAAATCTTATGGATGATAATAAGCAGTATGATAATAATGTAATTATTGATAATATAACTAAAAATACATCTGTTGATAAGAATCAAATTGATATTATAATGGATATTCAAGAAAATAATATTACAATTAAAGATGATAATGTTAATGAAGTTAACATATTATTGGATATATCAAGCGACAATTGTTGATAATGTATCTTCAATTTCCTTTTTAACATTATTTTCATTTGATTTTGAATTGTTAATAATGTAATCATATTTAAAAGTACTTATGTTTTTTTCACTAGAATGCTCTATTTCTTCCTTTAATTTTTCATCAAGAATTTTTTCTAATGTACGATCAGGTGCATCAACCTTTATAATTATCCCCTTTTTACGTTTAACATAATCAACTTCATTTTGAAAACGAATATCTGGTATTATTATTATATCTTTACCTCTATTTTCATATACATTAACCCATGCATCTAAATGTCTTAGCCAAATATCCTTACCGTGTTTTTTCCTCATAACATCTGTACCATAATGTTGTAATAAATGTCTTGAACCTTGTGTTTTTTTCTTATATAAATAATCAAATTTTATATGATAATCAACAATTAAATTTACTTTTAGAGAATCAGCAACAGAAATGATATGTGTTCTCTTATATCCAAAATAAGGAACTATAAAATTATCTGTTATATAGTCTTTTCCAGAACCTAAATTACCTATTAAACCAATAATCATTATTATAATGGTTATTGAATAATTTTTAAATAAAAAAATATAATTATATATTTCTTTATACAGATGCTTCAATAGTAACTCCTGCTAACATATCAAGATTGTTATTACCTCTAATATATTGAAGTTCGTATTCATTAATATCGCTATCTAATGCCATTTCAATTTCTTCTAAGTCTGGCATATCACCATATTCATCAATTTCACCTTCTTCTAAGTTATAATTATAGTATCCATTTTCTTTTTGCCATTCATCTCTAATAGTTTTTATTACTCTACATACAGGTAATTCTCCTGTAGCATCTCTTATATCAGTTCGTTGAGACCATTCCATTGAACATACATCACAATTGCATTTTACACGAGCACAATATTCACCAGTTTCTTCTGATTTAAAAATATCAAATCCATCTGAAAAATCATCATCATATTTGCTTTCTGTATCACTATAATATTCATCACCATGAAGTAGTTGATTTAATACAATTCTTTTCTTTATTTTTTGTTCTTGATAAATACGCATTCCACGTTTTTTAATTCTCTTGTCTAACATTTTCATAGCTTTTTTTGGATTTTTTCTATACATACGGACTTCTTTAACTTCATCTTTTAATTCATATAATTCGTCTTCAATTTGATGATAGTCATCTTGTAATTTATTGTACTGTTGTAATTTATTATCAATAAGTTCTTGCATTTTGTCAGATTCTTCATAATATTCTTGTACTTGTTCCATTATTTCATCGCGTCGTTCAAGTAAGTTCTTCATATTCAACTCTTGTTCTCTATTTTTATCCATTAAATCAGCACGACAATTTGGACAAGTGTTGTTTTTCTCACACCATTTCCAAAAACAACCATTACAAAAATGATGATTACATCTTGTCGTAACCATTTTATTATGAGGAATATTTTCCATACATACAGAGCAATTACTGTTACCACTGAGTTTTTCTATTTTATTCAATAATACTTTGATTTGTTCTTCATGAGGCATTGTAGAATTTATATTTGGAGTATTCATTATTAATTATTATTTTAAACATCAAAATAATAATTTAAAAAAATCAATTTTTTTTAATTAAAATAAATATCCCTATGTTTTTCCATTTCTTTATCAGTAATAACTTTACTATGAAAAATATTTTTATCTCCATTATTCAATAATTTTATTATAAAAAATAAACAATACATACCACATTCACTATCACCCTGTTGGTGTTGAAATGGATGATTTCTCTCTATTGAAAAATTAATGGGCTGTTTTAATTCTTGTCCTTGTTTTTTAATTTTGTGTATTAATTCACTCACTTCAATTGGTTCTTTATCACCAGCACTATCAAAAAAATATATAAATTTCTTCTTAATATCAATAAACAAGGCTATCCAATGTGAACCATTTTTAAAATGAGGATCTGTATTAAATATTATACCAATTTTTTTTTTATTATTTTCTACATGTTTTTTAAGTGAGAAATTACAAAGTTTGGGCCATACGCAAACTTCATTTACTTTATATTTGTTAATATTATTAAAATCAATAGGTGATGGACCAATAAATTTAAATGTTGGATCTATTTTTTCATATTGTTTCATTACACTAGTAATATCTGTACTAGATAACCAGTCATTTGGATTTTTTTCCCATGATTTTGGTGCATTTGGTGCAAAAGTATAATTATATATATAATTATATAAATCACCTTTTATAAAATTTTGTTTTAACCAACAAAATTCATCGTCGCATATGTCAATCATATGATCTTTCAATGTATTCCATACCTTTCTACTTTTTTTAAAATTTATTTTTTTATCCGGGTGTCTTAAATTCCATACTTTTTTAATACTATGAATTTGCTTATCAGTATAACAACTAAATTTATTCTTTCTTGTTTTATTAACAATTGGACTGCAATTAAGTTTTTTAAATGTATTTCTTTTTCTTGTCTTGCGTGTCATATCTAATATATAGTAAGAAAATTATGGTGTATTAATTTATTATAATATTAATACTCAGTAACAAATGTGTTTTTCGAGCATTTTTTTCTTATTGTAAGAAGTAATATAAAAAAATTTTGACGAATTATCCTTACTGTGTTTATACTTACGGTGTATCCTTATAGTGTTTATACTTATAGTGTTTATTTTCATTATATATTATTCATTTGCCTTTTTTTTCTTTTTTTTTAATCCCTTTTTTTTTAATTTTTTTTCATATAAATTTATTTTTTTTTTTTTAGGAAAAATATTTATTTTTTTCTTTTGGTTTTTCTTTATCACAAAATCATCGAGACTGTTGTTCAAATGTGTTTTTCGAGCAATTAGGTTGTTATCATTATCAATATTGTAATTAAAATTTGATTTACTATTATCCTTATTGGATGATAAAATTGTATCATATTCTTCTTGAAGTGAATCGCTTATATCTTGAAATTGAAAATGTTTGATAGATTCTTCTAGATAACTATTAAACACTCTTTGTAATGGTGAATTTTTAATATT